GTCGCGACGTTGGTTGAGCCATACGGAAAGCCGTAGGTGGCATCCGTCATGCCTTCGGTAGCCGAGAACCGGCGGATAAATCCGGTGATGTCTTTGAGAGCCATGAAGTCCCCTTAGATCAGCTTCATCTGCAAATCGCCCGTCGCAACGCCGAGTGTGCTGGTGATGGACGCGCCGACGGTGGGAACAATCCAGAACTCGTCGCATCCGTCGCAGTCGTGGCTGTTCTCGTTGATATCGGATGACGTGGCGTATTTCCCGCTGGAAGCATCCGGAAGTTTCGCGTCGTTGGTGATGTCGAGTGTCAGAGTCGCATCTCGATCGCCGTTGCGATTGAGAAGAATTTGCCACTCATACGCATCGGTCGCGGACGCATCGAGAGACACGCCGAGCGAGTCGAGTCCACGCCGCTTGCGACCCCACACGCGGTAGCTTGGGCTTGTTGCCACCGCGCTCGTATCGCCGGGATACAAAGCGCGAACGCGGATGGTTGTTCCTCGCCCAAGGTCGCGAGACTTCACCGACCATCCACGGGCGTTGAAACTGCTGGCGATATCCGGGACGTTTGTGACGGCTGTTCCGATGGAACCCGTGGTCTTGAGTGACACCCACCCTGCCACAAGCGAAACCGGCACAACTTCGGTTCCATGCAGGTCCACATTGGTGATCGGCGTTGACGCGAGTACGGCCATGTGTGAGTCTCCGAGTAAACCCCGCGCCGAACATCAGGGTCGCGGCGCGGGGCGATGAGAGGATGGAATCAGGTAGACACGACGCCGAGGTTGCCGTGGTTCATCCAGTTGATGAGGGCTTCGCCCGTGATCGACACGGTGGCATCCGCGTCGATGTCGGTCGCCGTCGGCACGCCGATGTTCAGGTAGAGCGCGGCGGCGGTCGTAGTGCCGTCCACAAAGCCCTTGACTGTCTGGGCGGAGACGCCCTTCCACGCTGTCGGGGCGACGTTGATCGTGGTGGACGATGTGAAGTTGGCGACGGATGCGCCGGAGCCGGGAATGAAGTTCTGCATCGTGGTCGCGAGGGTGGCCGAAGACACCTGCGCCGTGCCGAACCCGACCGAGACCGTCACGCCGGAGTTGAGTGTTGAGGCGATGGCGGAAGTTGTGGTGATGACAAGGCTGGACGCGCCGCCGAGCGGTTCGATCAGACCCTTGGGGAAGGTGTAGAGCTTGACACCGGACGCGGCGGCAACCGCGCCCGCGCCGTCGGGGCCGGTGGTGTCGTAGATCGACTGGACATACGCGGTGAAAATGAACCGCGTGGTGCGGATCGGGCCATCGCCGATCTCTTCGATCGACACACCCGACAGCGAGACGGGCGTGCCGACGTTTCGCAGCAGCAACGGACGGCCGCGAGAAACAGACGGGGATTGGAGAGCCATGTGAAACTGCCTTTCGGATGAGGGGTGGGCCTATGCCCACCCCGGATGTGCGGATGAATCAGGTGTTGGTGACTTCGATCGAACCGGCGGAGTAGGGACGCATCTTCTCGATGCCCGCGTACACGTAGGTCTGGCCGAGCCAGATGTGCTTCCAGTCCTGCCACGAGATCAGGTGGCGAACGCCCTGCCACGAGCCGAAGCCCACGGAGGCGTGCTCTTCGCTCGCCGCGCCGAAGGCCAGCACGCACGGGTAGCCCGAGCCCGCGCCGGGTGTGAAGTTGGCGTTGAACTTCGTCGCCTTCACGTAGTCGGTCACGTTGGAGTCGGGGAGGATGCCGTCGTTGGCGTTGCGGTTGACCCACGCCAAGATTTCCCATCCCTCGATGACTTCAACCTTGCGCTGCACGAGGTTGTTGTTGCCGTCCACGTAGTCGCGGGAGGCCCACTGAGCCGCGTTCGGATCGAACAGGAGCACCGAGCGCAGGTACACATCGAGGATGATCTTGCGGTACTTGGGGTCCCAGTAGTTCTGGTCGGCCAAGAGGTTGAGGTTGCGAAGGTCGGCACGAAGGTTGGCCGCGCCTGCCGCCGAGAGCGGGTAGGCGTTGCTCATCGCCGTGGAGACCGTGGTGGAGCCGCCGACGCGGGTGACGCGGAGACCGCCGTTGTGGACCGTGAGGCCCGTGGCGGTGTCGGTGGACGCGGCCGTGCGAGCCGCCTGCGCGTGCTGGTTGGTGATGCGGCGGTCGAGTTCGAGAGCCGCCTGACGGCCGGTTTCCGTGGCCGCGTAGGGGATCATGTTGATGTGCGAGACCAGCGATTCGGTCTCGCCGATCACGAACGAACCGAGCACCGGGGGATCGACGTTGACCGTGCCCGTCTTCATCACGTAGTCCTGACCAAGAACCTCATCGCCGGGGCGATATTCCTTGGTGGGACCGGCCATCTTGCCGAACATATAGAACTGGAACGACGCCGCGCCGGAGACCGGGCGACGGTCCATCGTGAACATATTGTTGAACGCGAGGATCGAGTTGGAGCGGAAGGAGACCGACGCTTTCAGGTCGAACAGCTTGCGCGCTTGGTCAAAGCCGAACTCCGTCGAGGTGCTCGACAGAAACGGTACGACATTGGGATCTGCCATGTGGGGACACTTTCCGAAGAAGGCGAACGCGGCGCGGCGTTGGCGTCTGTCTCTTCGGGTGTCCCGTCTACCGAGCGAGTCCCTTGCGGGAGTGTCGCGCGATGCCTCGGGAGCCTACAAGGCGAGGCGTCAGAGCGGATGATCGTGGGCGGAGAACGCTCCGGCCAGAGAACCATCGGCCTTACATTGAAATGTTACTCCACTCGCAAGAGCGGAGCAACTGAGAGTCAAGCGGGAACCGTCTCGGGCGCGGGCTGAGGCTTCTTGGGACGGCCGCCCTTGTTCTTCTTGATGGGCGCGTGCTCGGGGGTCGGGGTCGGTGCGCCACCACCCATCGACGCAAGCTGGGCCTTGAGTTTGGCGATCTCATCGTCCTTGGCCGAGAGCGCGGTCTCGGTGGCCTTGATCGAATCCGCCACCGCCTGCTGCGGCCCCGTCAGGGGCTTGGGCGTGATGGGCAGGAGGGCCATGCACTTGGCCAGCGAGTCCTGATGGTCCGTGCCCACGCACTCGATGTACGCAAGCCCGGTGGCCCGGTCGATGAGTTCGGTGATGGACTTGCCCGCGTCCTTGTATTGGTACGCGCCGTGAACGTCCTGCGCCGGGATCATCAGCACCTTGCCGTTTTCGTCCTTCTCGCCCGACGGATCAGGCTTCATCCGTGTCTCACCAGACCGCCAGCGGTGCCGGGGATCAACACCGAACTTGCCCATCAACTGAACGTCTTCCTTGGTGTAACTGAACATGAATCACCTCTCAGAGTTGGCCGGGAATCTTGATGTCCGAAGAGTTGGTCTGCATGAGAATCGCCATCGCCGTGTTGTCCCCCGCCATCGCCTTCTTCATCAGGTTGTCGAGTTCGGCGGCGGTGGTGGGGGTTGGGAGCTTGGCCCCCGGCGCGCCGGATGCGATGGGCTTGGTCCCGGCGGTGCCCACATGCTCGGCGTGCATGACTTTCAGGGTCTTTGCCGCCATCGCTGCCGTCTTGGAGTTGTTGAGTTGCTGGGTGAAGTACGCCGCCTGCTCGGTGGAAAGAAACTGCGGTGCGACTTCCTTGAGGAAGGTCTTGAACTGCTCGATGCCGCCGAATGGCGCGGCCGCGTCGCTGAGGACCGCGTTAAGCTCCATCTGCTGAATCTTCGCCAACGCGATCTCGCCCGCCACGATCTTGTCGGCGATGGCGCGTCCGTAGCCGGGGTTCACCTTGCGAATCTTGGCGTACTGATCGTCGGTGAGCTTCCCCTCCTTGGTGAACTGTTCGGCGATGTCCTTCTTGTCCAGCCCCGCGCGGGAGAGAATCTGGTCCGGGCCGTCCGAGTCGGTGAGTTCACCGCCGATGACAAGGGGCTGGGTAGTCGGCGCGGCCTCGGGAGCCTTGCCCTTCGACCCAAACGACACGTACTTGCCGTACTCCTTCTCCGCCGATTCGCGGGTGGCAAACACGCCATCCTCACCAATCAACTTCACTTTTTCGGACAGGGGATCAAGGCCGCTCATTTTGCGGGCCTCGTTGAGCCCGTTCCTGAACGCGCTCTCGTCGGCGTACTTGCCCGCGTAGGGCTTGGGGGCTTCGGGCGGGGGAATCACGGGGGCCGCGCCCGGTGGGGCGGCGGCGGGTGCTGCAACGGTCGCTTCCATGCTCATCTCCTGTTTAGGCGGTCTGTCCCGCCAGTGCGTTCTCGATGATGTTGCCCGTCGTGGTCGCGGCCTGCTGGCCCGCGTGCTCCTGAATCGACCGGCTCACCTGTGCCTGCGCTTCCTTGGCCATCTGCGCGTCGTCCTTGACGAGACCGGGCACGTAGATGTTCTGGTACCGCGTCATCACATCCGCGAGCACCCCGATGTCGATGCGGGCCACGCCCTCTGGTCCGAGCCGCGAGAGCACGTCCACACTGGACAGGATGTTCGAGAGCTTGGCCTGCCGCGCAAACGCCGCGAGGCCCGACACGATCTCGATCTGCACCGCCCGGTCCTTGGCCTTGGGGAGCAGGCCCTTGTCGCGGGCAAGCTGGGTGAAGTACCGGACCTTGGGAACCTGGCTCTCTTCGGTGATCGAGCCCCAGTTTCCCCCGGTGATCCCGTCGAGTTCGGCGGCGATCCGCTGAACCTGCGTGGCTGTGGTCCGCTCCTTCTGGGGCGTGACCTCCGACTCGATGGCCATCGACTTGGAGAGCGAGGCGTACACACGCTCGGCCACCTGTTCGACGACTTGGAAGTTAGCTACGTTGGTGGGGCCGAGCCACCCGATGTCCTGCACCAACCCGCCCAAGACTCTCGCTGTGCGAATGGGCGTTCCCGATGGCATCTGCAAGTCCTTGTCAGACACCTCGCTGGACGGGTCGATACAGGGCCGGAGATTCGACGCCACCGCCGCCCAATCCAGCAGCCGAAGCATGAGTTCGTTGGAGGATCGAAGGTCAGGGAGCCACGAGACTTCCACCAAACCACGCCCGTAGTGCTCGCCCGCGACAAGGTGCATGGGGACGGAGCAGAAGGGGGTGTTGTTCTCCTGCGACTCGTTGAACACGACCCCGTTGCATTCCTGCGACACCACCCAGCACTTAGTCCACGGCTGCCAGTCCACGAACGTCACCATCGACTTCATGCGGTCGGGGGTGGGCTTGTCCTTGAGGTCCGAGTCCTTGAGCCCGCACGTCTCACGCTGCTTGTCCGTGAGTTCGTCCATCGGGTCCAGAACCTCGATGATGCCGTGGTAGAGCACATCCCCGCAGGAGTCGCGGCGGGTCACGTACTGGTCCCGGCGGTACACCTGCACCCGAAAATCCGGGGTCATGCGCTCTAGCGTGTCGCCCGTGATAAAAAGCTGGGCGAACGAGTTGGCCATCCGGCCCCGGAAACTCACCGGCCGCTTGTGCCGCCCCGCCGCGTCGTCCAGATACGACCCCTCCATCATCGCCGACACAAGCAGCGTGTCGAGAAAGAGTTCCTTCTCGGCAAACTGCTGGGCTTCCTTGCCGAGCCTGCGAAAGTCCGGGTGGGCCTCGTTTGGGATGTACTGAAAGAACGGGGTGTCCGCCGGGTACATCGCGCTCAGTGCCTTGCCCACCTGATTCACGATCCCACGCGCCCCGATGGCCTGATGGCTCTCGGGGAGCCGCTGCTGGTTGGACTGCCCCGGCTGGGGCAGAATGAAGGGCCACGTATGCGCCGCGCAGAGCCATGCCGTCTGCAACACCCCCTGCCGGAACCCCGTCTCGGCCAAATACCGAGCCCCAAGCTTCCCCGAATCCGGGGAGATGGCCGTGAAGGAGGAGTTCTGCTGGGAAAACTGGCTCATGGACCCACCTTGAGGCCGGTGCCGGTGGAGCCCGACCCGGACACGCCGGGGTCGATCAGGAGGGAGTCACGGGAAACTCGGAGCCGCTGGTCCGCTGCACGCCTGCGGGCCACCTCGTTGGGGTCCAGCGACGGGGGTGGCGCGTTCGGTGGCGGCGCGTCTGGAATGTCCACGGATGGGAAGTCGCCGTCGATCACTGCAACACCTCCGAGTTTTTCTTGGCGGCGTCGGCTTTCTGGATGTTCAGCACGCCCCGCATCTCGCGCACGACCGAGTGCTGGCCCTGTTTGCGGGCCATTTCCCAGCGTTCCGATTCGGTCGTGAGCATCCCCGTCTCAAGCGTCGGAAGCGGGTATTTCGCTTCCATCGCGTCGAGAAACGCCTTTGTCAGTTCCGGTGGAAAGTCGCGTAGCGTCATGGTCTGGTTGCGATTGAGTCTCAGTCTCAGGATAGCAACCACAAACCATAGGCACTAACATGCACCCTTCGCCACGGAGAAAATCCCAGAGTTCCGCCGGTGTGCGTATTCCTCTGGGAGTTTCAAACCCACCCGCCCCAAGAATCAACCGAGTTTTCTGCAAGCAGTCCCGGCTGGGGAACCACCCAGTCCAGTACCGAAATAGCATGGAAACCCACTTAGCACGCCTGCGCAGGTCTTGGTGATCCCGGACGAACACGATCCGCGCCGTCGGCACCACGATCATCCATGCCAGATTTGGGGCGTACAGATCGAAATGATCCTCCGGATACAGACCATCGCCCTCCGGATCGAGGTTTAATACCTCGCGTCCGTCGCCAACGCACAGATGCACAAACTCTGACCCCGACCAGTTTCGGATGGTTTGTGTCACAAGCCTCCGCAGCAGCATGGCCGGGTGTCGCCGCCAAGCACTACGCCGAATCGCTCTGGGCCTTTCCACGCCGCCGTATGCAAAATAGACAAACAGGTTCGGCACCCTATTTACTCCCCCCGTCCGCATTCATCAGGTAGATCACGGCGAAGGCTCCTTGTGCTGGTCGGCGGGGCGAGTGATGTCGAATCCGGCGCGGATGGCGTCTCGAAT